TAAACACACATAACTTAGAGCAATGGATGCGTATGTCATTCTGTGGGGCATTACAGCGAGCAGCTGATGAATACAAGATAGACATAAACAATGAGGACAATGGTGCTGACTTACTTGTAGGCATACAGGGCAGACTCTTTGAGATAAGCACTGTTGATTGGTCAGTAGGGGAATACAACATGATTGCAACAGGGTCAGGCTATCCATTTGCTATGGGTTCATTACATACAACAAGACATACTGATGATCCACAATGGCGCATACGTGAGGCAGTAGGTGCGGCTATCAAGTACAGCCCATCATGTGTAGGACCTATAGATGTATTGGTCGCATGAGTAAGGCACATGCCAGAGGCACAGATACACAGTGGCGTAACCTACGCAAGGCATGCTTTCAGGTATGGGGTAAGACATGTATGTATTGCGGAGACCGGGCAACAGAGGTAGACCACATCATTGAAGTAGCAAGAGGTGGGACTAACACCATTGATAACCTGCAACCTTTGTGCAAACCCTGTCACATGGCCAAGACTGTTGCGTTCAATACAGTGCGCGATAGAGGCTCACAGAGCCCTGTAGGCGTTTTTTCTAGGGGTGTGCCACCCACAGACTCCCTTGCAGGAATCTCTCCCCTAATGACCAGATTTGACCCACCAACAACCGAAAGGCCTAAGTCATGACCCAAAAGAAAACAGATGTGCCAGAGGTTAAACCAATGAGTATCTACCTATACTTGGAATCGGCTTTGGCAGCCTCAAATTTTATCTCTGCCACTGATGCAGCTGCCGTCCATCTCGCCCGGCGCATGGCCACGGCTCTAGATACGGCCTTTGACATGGGCGCTGATCTCAAAGACATAACAGCCCTATCTGGTAAGTTCTTAACTGTGTTGCAACAACTCCACCTAACAGTGGAGACTCGTACTGCCAGTAAACAAGAGGAACATGATGGAACAGCCTATGTCGGAGACTTCCTACGGCTTGTCAAAACCAAGAATCCAAAGCCCCCAGCTAAAACTGCCCAGCGCAGGGCCACTAGTAAGCCAACTGGCTGATGAGTTAGGTGTTCCATTACTGCCTTGGCAGGAACATGTTTTAGATGATGCCTTAAAAGTAAATCCAGATGGCACATGGGCAAGGTCTCAAGTAGGTGTGTTAGTTGCTCGCCAGAATGGCAAGACTCACATGATGCGTATGAGAATGCTGGCTGGCCTGTACATCTTTGGTGAGAAAAGCATTATTGCCATGTCACAGACACGCCAACTATCACTGGATACTTTCAAACAAACCGTAGACATGGCAGAGAGCCTTGACTGGATGCGTAAGCGCATTAAGCGAGTGTCCCGGACTAACGGCCAAGAGGAAATTGAGGTGTACTGCCACCATTACCCAAAATCTTGTACAAGTAAATGTGAGCGACTCCGAAAGTATGCAATTAGAGCTGCAACTAGCGAGGGCCCACGTGGTTCTACAGCCGATCTGCTTTATGTAGATGAGTTACGTGAAATTGATGAAGCAACTTGGGCAGCCGTTACCCCGATTACCCGAGCGAGACCAAATGCTCAAGTGTTTTGGACATCCAATGCTGGCGATCTCAATAGCAATGTTTTGAATGAACAAAGACGTAGAGCCTTGACCTTTGAATCCAGCCGAATGGGTTACTACGAATACAGCGCCCCTGCCGGGTCAGATGTAAATGATGAAAAGGCATGGGCAATGGCTAATCCTGCAATGGGACACACAATCACAAAAGAAAACATTAAGGATGCATCAATCTTTGATACCAAGGATGCATTTAAAACAGAGACCTTGTGCATGTGGGTAGATGCCATTGATTCACCATGGCCAATGGACATGTGGAATGCTGGCGAGACAGATGTAGCCCTAGAGGATGAACTACCTACATGGATGGCTATAGACCTTAATTTCAATAGAGAAATTGCCTGCCTAGTTACTATCCAAGAGCGCCCAGAGGGTTTAGCAGTATTCCTACATGAATGGAAAAGAGATGGCGGAATAAATGACTTAGAACTTACTGGCGAGATTGCCCAACTTGCTCGTAGATACAGACCTAGAAAACTTGCCTATGATCCAAATACTGCTGGCTACATTGCACCAAGACTTGCTCAAGCAGGGGTTGCAACCGAGCCAACTCCATGGGCATCGGCAGGCTTTGCCATTAGCTGCGATCAAACACTCAATGCAATGCAGTCAGGCAAATTTATTCATCCCGGACAACCGACATTACATAGTCATTTAGTGTCATGTGCGAGACGGCCAGCATCAGATGGTGGATGGCGAATTGCGCGTAGAGCAGCGCAAGTACCAATCACAGCTGCAGTTGCTTTGGTCATGGCGGCGGGGCATGCTTGTGCGCCACAACAGACTGTGACTATCATTAGTTCTTAAGGTCTACTTGGCAGTACCTTGTGTGTGGGTTAGTCACTCCTATCACTAACCCACACACTTCCCGACACGCGCACCAGATGCTTGTATGTCAGACATTTATGAGATAATGAACTATGGGATTTATTGATTTCTTACTTGGTACTCCAGAACAGAAACCAGACATTGAAGCCCGAGCAGGTATTGCGATCCCGTTCTACCAAGATGCTTACTTCACACCATTTAACACATTCCGCGTTGATCGCTCAAGCGCAATGCAAGTTCCAGCAGTTGCTAGAGCCAGAAACATCATTGCTGGCACAATTGCCACACTTGGACTTAATTCATATAACCAAATTACTGGCGCAAAAATTGAAGGTCGCAAAATCCTTGAACAGCCTGACCCAGCACTTCCAACTGCAGTAACAATTGCTTGGACGGTTGAGGACTTGTTATTTCATGGTCGCTCATTCTGGCAGGTGCTTGAAGTAAGCGCCGAGGATGGCAGGCCAACACAGGCTCGCAGAATTGATCCAACACGCGTTACATTCACAACTGATCTAAACACTCAAGAAATCGTTAACGGTTTTTACATTGAGGGTGGATTACTACCTGCAACTGGCGTTGGATCACTAATCATGTTTAGCGGTATTGACGAGGGAATCCTTAACCGAGGTGGCCGCACTATCTCCACAGCTTTGAAATTAGAGGAAGCCGTCCAGAGAATGGCCAGTGAGCCAAATCCGACAATGGTTATTAAAAATTCTGGCGTTGACCTACCACCAGAGCAAGTATCTAGCCTGTTAGCACAATGGAAGCAAGCCCGGGCTACTCGCTCAACTGCTTACTTGTCAGGGCCATTGGATGTAACAACCTTTGGTTATGATGCCGGACAAATGCAACTTACAGAGTCACGCCTTAACACAGCTGCTGAAATTGCCCGTATGTGCAACATTCCTGCTTGGTACATCAACGCAGAATCAGCAAGCGCCACTTACTCCAACGTAAGCCAAGAGCGCCGAAGCCTTGTTGATTTCTCATTGAAGCCTTACATGGCCTGCATTGAGGAAAGACTGACAATGACTGACGTGACCCCACGCGGTCAAAAAGTACGTTTTGATCTAGATGATTACTTGCGCGGAAATCCACTAGAACAAATTGAAGTTCTAGAGCGAATGCTTGCAGCTGGACTCATTGACGTAGATGAGGCTCGTGAGGAAATGGACTTAGCACCGAGAGGCAATGAAAATGCAAATTAACTTTGACGGTCAAGTATTAGCCGCCGACACAGAGACCCGGACAATCAAGGGGCTAGTAGTTCCTTTTGCCAAGGTCGGTAACACATCTGCTGGCCCAGTTCGCTTTGAGTTTGGCGCATTTGGTGAAATTGATGCTAGCCAGATTGTCTTAAACATGGAACATGACCGCACACGCCCATTAGGCCGTGGTATTGCAGGATCAGAGGAAATCACACCAGCAGGTGTATCCATGGCCTTTAAGATTGCACCTACTGGCGCAGGCAATGATGCCCTTGTAGAGGCCTCCGAGGGCTTACGCCCAGCATTTAGCATTGAAGCCAAAGTCAATGAATACACCATTGAAAAAGGCGTAATGGTTGTTGCATCAGCAGACCTTGAAGCCGTGGCTCATGTAACAAACCCAGCATTCAAGGATGCTCAAATCCTCGATGTAGCCGCTACAGAGGAAACCCCAGAAACCACCGAAGCAGAAACCCCTGCAGAGGAAAACCCACAGGAGATAACAGTGGAAGAAACAACCGCACCAGTGGCTGATGAAGTAACCGCGTCCGCGGTTGTTACAGCAGCTGCACCAGTGGCCTACGTAAAGCCTCGTAGCCCAATCAACAGCCAAGCCTC